ATAGTATTCAATACCATGTCAAGCATCTTTTTTATTTAATACATAATCATGTGTAATCTTGCCTAACTCTTGATTGCCGACCTTTTGTTGCTCAATCCAAATTCGTTTAAGAACATCGCCTTTTCTATTCTTTAATACTCTCCAATGTCCTCGTCTCCAATGCTCTCGCTTTGGCGATCCTTGACCCGTAAACATACGGGAATAGACCCGTTTACCTCTAGGCTTTGGTAAGTTAATCGTAACGACTTTATATTCGTTCTTAGGCACTTTACGACCAAAGGCTATATGATCTATCTTTTTAGGTGGTGTTACCTCTTCTGTGGCGATTAAATCGTAGTTTAACAACCCAAGCAATGCGATCATAAATCTACCATCGCCCTCCATAACATTGTAAGATATTTGCATAAATTTCATCATGTCGTTTTTATCCCAACCAAGATCAAATTTTTCTTGAGTTATCATCCAATGCATAGATGCAGTTTGTGTTGTAGTAATTCGTTGTCTAATTAAATTTAAATAATATTTATCTTTTTTAGTACCGTTTTTGCCATATTCTTGAGCATACCAACTGCCAAGATATGCTTCAGTAGCTTGCCATGATGCTTTTAACCAATCACTTTCAGACATAACTGTGGGATTACCCGATGCATCTAATCTATCAAATGGCTTTTCGTTATCAATACTAAACCCGATTTGTGGTGATACCATATAACTTTTATTATCAGGTTCGTACTTAGTATATAAAGAATAAATATAATCGCCATTATGTTTAAGAACATGATAGCCAACGGGCATAATAGTCTCGCCTATATCATATGTTTTACCATTATCATTATGAATCTTCTTTAATAGTTCTTGACGATAAACTTCATCCCACTCAATCCATAAAGAATTAAATGGAGGAATGCCTCGCTCCAACATATTAAAAAGTATTTCGGGTTTTGACATACTTGCTTGCACTGCATGTTCAATAAGACTTTTACTTAATACAAATTTTTGAGCAGTAACAATTTCAGTCTGTACGTTACGTCTCATGCCCTCTGCATATTTACCACCTTGCCATCCAAGTATATTTCTTTTGGCATCTCCAAGAGCGGTTATTAGTTCGCTTGCTAGAATTGGTTTGTCCATAATTATCTCCTTACGATAGACCTCTATAATCTATATATGTAATGATAACTACATTGTCAATAGTAACTTATTCTTTTTTTGTTTTCCAGAAGTATTCGTCTGTATCGCCTAGCCTTGTGTTATTGCCGTTCTCAACTTGGTATTCAACTGTGCTAACTTTAAAGTCGGGCATCTTAGGCTTTTCAGGAGTCAGGCTATTATCGTATATTCTCATTCTATTGTTCGGATATAAACAATATTGTCCATTGTTCAACTGTAACAAATTAAATGATTTATGTTCTTCAGGAATTTCACTGGTACTACAGTCGATTACGTCAGGCTGATTATGGTAGTTATCCAGTGTGCATACATATGTGCCTTTGACGATACCAAAATCTCTTGTCAGCACTTCAAAATCCATGCTTCCGATAAATTGTTTATATATAGCAGTAACATTATAATCCATACAATTCCAAAATTGCAGGTTAGGTAAGTTCATATCCAGTTCAGGCGTAACTGGTTTTGATACAAACGCTGATATTGGTAACTTATCAAACATAGCTCCATATTCAGGTAAATAAGTCTCAAAATAAAAAGCTCTACCCGCTATAGACTTGGCTGTAATCCATACTCCCTCTACAAATTCTCCGTGTCCATCTTGTAAATCTCTAAGATATTCTTTTCTAACCCAAACTTTTTCTGCTGGTAAATTACATATTAGCTCTGGCATTATATCATCTCATCCAGTGTGCTAACAGGAGCATATGCAGATTTTCTAGGTACTTTTGATACCTTACCGTATAATTGTTCGGTTTTAGCTCTGGGATCATCCTGTGTTGACCAATCATCATTATCCTCAATTCCAGCGTTTTTTTGTTTTAATTCTTTATATATTTTGCGTACCTCTATGTTATTTGATGCTATATCACCCCGACAATCTGGACAAAGTTTTGCCACCGATCTGGTAAAGGCAACATCTTTCATTTTTATATTACACTCAGAACAATTGTTATATGTGCCTCTAGTCACTGGTTTGGGCATAATTAGTTCTTTCGTAGTTTTTATTGTCAGGAACGCACTTCCAACAATGCCAGTTCCAACCTCCATCAACTGAATAAGAAGCGTCAGCCTGTCCACAAACCGAACAGTTGTGCGGTTTTGCGTTTACTTCAGCTACTGGTTGCCAATTTCTCTTCACATCCCAAGTTCTTCTCCGACTCTGTTCGCTCATTTTCTTCCTCCCAATATGATTCACACGCTTCAGTAAATGATACAGACTCAACAAACAAAGGGGTAGTCTCTCCATGCCAACCACCAACAACATTAAAATAAAAATACTCCAACGCTTCTTCACTTGTCATGCCATCTCTTTTCATTAATATCTTAATACATTTATCTACGCTGTAAACAGCTAATGTTGGCTGTCCACACCTAGTAGCTGTTCCGATAAACGCTTTATCAAATCCGTCTGCTGTTAACATTATACATTCTCCGTTGCTGTTGTTGCCTCATATTCGCCTCGACTCATGTCTCCATCTGTAGTTCCAAGCCACTTACGACCACCTGACCTACTGAATGAATACTTCCCGATCCGACCTTCTGCCAGTAATTCCCGAACAATTCCATCAACCATTCTTTGTGTGCAGTTATCGAGAGTTCTTGGAGCGTCTGGATCTGCACTCATACGTTGCAGAATAGCATCAGCTCCTGACTGTTGTGTTAAAGCTCTACCTTCCCGTTCACATACGGCAATCCAAGAGAACAGAGCATCCTTTTTAATCTCCCGATTACTTCCAGAATGCAATCTTGTTATATCTTCCGATCTATCCTCCAGTAATCCAGAATGCATATCCCGAACAAAATGTCTTATGTCACGCCTTGCAGGACCATTTGACTTAACAACTGCACCGTCAAAGCATCTGTTTCTTTGATATTCGATACCTAAATCCTGACAACGCCTACGACCAGTAGCCTCATCCACTTGCCATATAGCAAACGCACAACGAACACCATCAACCAATGCTGACGTTCCTCGAATCATATTCCTTGCTTGCTCTGGAGATGCAACTGCCACATCATCTTTAATCTTTGTCATATGGTGACACATCATCACAGAAGCTCCAGTTTCTGTAGCCACTTGTGCCAGTAAACCAGTTAGTGCAGCTCCCGCTGCTGGATCAGAGTTCACATCAGCGTGAACGAATGACGCTAACGGATCAAACACAATTAATTTCAGGTTTTGCATCTGTATAATCTGTGCATATATCTTATCAAACTCACCACTGGTCTTATATCCATCACTGGTCTCTTGCAGTATTGGGAATACACCACCTACGTTTGGCAAAGACACAACTCTAATTTCATGTTCATAGTCAAAACGAGAATTGTTCGGGTCTAAACGCTCAATTCTCCTGTGCATTTCGCCTTCATCATCTTCTGCTGTAAAGATAATTGTGTTGCCAAACTCTGTAATGTGATCCCCGAAGGCACTTGACATAGGCTGACCACTGGATACTTTCATAGCCAAATCCAGTGTCATCATACCTTTACCCGCATCTCCAGCGGCTGAGAATATGATTGGCACACCTAATGGCAATGTATCTCCGATAAGAAACTTTTGTTCAGGAGCTTGACCCTGAAACCTTTTAATCAAAAGACTTTCGTCCAGTAAGTTAATTGTTTTCTTTACATACTTTATTGTTGTGTTGAGAAAGTTAGCAATGTCAAAGCTCTCTGCAATTGCATCCGCTGCATCCCATCTTTCAGGCTTACCCGCTGGTGGAGTCAACATTGTCACTGACCTAGCACCTGCATTCATAGCTAAATCTTGTACGAGTTCCGCAACTTTCTTACCTGCATTGTCGTTATCGGGCCAAATTGTTAGTTCCTTACCATGCAAAGGTGAGAAGTCAAACTGACTGGCTGATTTACGAGACAACATACCCGCTCCGCCCATAGTACATGTAGCTGTAAATCCCATCTCATTAAGAGCATCCGCACATTTCTCACCCTCAACCCAGATAACTTTCTCAGAAGCAGAAATGTTCGGTATATTATATAACGGTCTGACATCAGGCATTTTGGGATAAGGATTAGTACCAGTAAACTGACGAAACTCTTTCTTAGGCTTACCGTGATCATCCATTACAGGATTACCCGCACCATCCCTCATATTGTATCGTCTGACCATACAAAGTATTTCCCCATCTGCATTTAAATACAAATGTTCGGTATCAAATGGTGTGTTTACATTAATCTGCTGGCGCAAAGACCTGTTGATAATCGGTGGTTCAGACTGTTCATCTCTTACAAATCTTGGTGAATCGTCCAGATAGTTTCCGAACAATTCTTTAATTTCAGGTAAACGCATGCCTCTACCTTCCATCAATATCTTTACAATACCTCCGATACCAGACGCACCGTTAAAGTCCTGACCCTTCATAAAGTATGGTGATCTAGGATTTATATCTATCTTTAACGACTGACCAGCTTCTCCTGATAATGAACCGATAGAGAATTGATCCCCACGAACAACACCGTTTGGATATGTGTTTCTAAGTTCATCTATCTGTACCTCTGGTGGTACTTTCTGACTAATTAGTTCTACTAATTCATGTGAGTTCATCTCACGATTTGTATTGCCAAGTCTTATTATACTCATTATTATATCCTTACTTCATTGGCTGAAGTTATAGGCGACATTTTTCTCATGTGTCGCCTATTTTCAACTCCAACATCTATCTTGAAATTCACACCACTTACAATCAAAGAAATCTTTTGAGAACGCTACTCTTGGTAAAACTTCGTTTGCTTTTGTGGCTTCTAAAATATTAACTGCTTTGTCACTCATCTCTTGTGCCAAACTTTTATTGAATGGAACAAGTTCGTAATATATTTGACTTGTGTTTTTATTCAACACGGTAAATAGACAAGGATGTTCTGTTAAGTTCATGTAGGCTTGATACAAAGCTATCTGGGCTGCATAAACTGGATTAGTTCTAGCTACGCCCTTCATCATAAATTCTCTAAACTTTTTATCATTGGCTGACTTATTCTCCCACAAACACGGATACCCCATGTCCACAGGACCTCCACATATTACACCATCTATATGACCTTTGATTTCCCCATCTGCGATAGAAAAACCAAATTGTTCGCCTTTTTTGTCTTCTGTACGCAAATCAAAGTTAGCATTTTTTAACCATTGTGCAACAGAATCTTCTATTTCATGTCCAAACTGAAAGATTCTCAAGGTATTTGCACTAAAATCCCGACCCTCATCAGCCTCGTAACCCATGTATCTATACTGTATTTTTCTGGAACATGATTCGCCAAGAGACGAACCACCTAAGTAAGTTCTTTTCTTACGCTTACTGTTTTCATTTAAGATAGCTTCATCAAGACATGATGAAATCATTTCTGTTATATCTTTAGAAGGGAGCATCGCCACCTCCTGACCATGATTTGTCCGAGTGTAAAAAGTGGATGCGAGCAAGGTATTCTCCTTCATAAAACAATCCTATGTCTGATGACAATTGGATGTTAGATATTATACCAACAACTTCGTCTTCTGACAAATCAGACAGTTTTTTATCCCAGCC